AGATGGACTTCCTGAATGAGTTTGGTACGCTCATCTTTGAGAGCATTGAAGTAACGCTTCACCAGACCACAAGGACCACAGGAGTCCTTAGTGAATAGGATAAAATTTACTTCAGAGAGCAGTCGTTGTTCAGTCATCTTCCTTTTTCTTATTAAATCCGAATGGGGCAAGTTTGTCTTCTAGTGCGAGTTTTAGAGCAACTCCACCAATCGCTTCCATGACCTTGAGAACTTGCTCTGGTTTAGCATCCTCCCCAAGTTCTTTAGCGATGTACCAATACTTAGGCCAAAACTCTTCACCTGCCTTCTGATAATCTTCTAGCGTAAGAGTCTTCATCGGTCACCTGCTGCGCGAACTTCAGAACGACGGATCTCAAACGAACCACCAGGATAACGCTTCTCAAGTTTCTTCACGTTTGTCTCAATGACTTCATCAAAGCTGACGCCCAGAGCCATTGTTGCCTGAGCGACATACCATAGAATATCACCCAACTCAATGATAAGATGCTCACGGTTATCATCGTTCCACGGTTTTCCTTGGAAGACCATCTTCTTAATGATTTCCAGAAACTCACCACCTTCAGCATTAATCCCAACACCAGCAGTAAGGAGACGCTCAATATTGGCACCCTCACGATCCAACTCGCCAATACGATCAGCAAAGTCAACAAAGTTTGTTGAGCAGTCAGAAGTAACTGCCGAGACAAACTCTTCATAACGGTTAAAATCAATCATACGTTCCATTCAGCAAATTTAGATAGACGGTTTTGTGTTTCTGCAAATTGGGAGAACTCCTCACCAGGGTCTTCCGAGTTAATGTTGATGACTGATGCGTCATCAGCAACATCATACAGCTTCATTTTGGATCTGTCAATTCCCACCATGAATTTTCGTGAGGTAACGAGATCTGAGTATCGGTTCTTAAGTTGTTTGACCATGATGCGACCCTGTTGTTCCAACTCCTCAGTAGAAATAAGAGCGAACATAAAATCAGCAGTGGCAGGAAGACCAAAAGACTCAGAAGTATCGGTAAGATCTGGATCGCTATTGCCAAAACCACTACGAGTGGTCTGAGTAGCACTAACAATAGGAACCCCACATTCCACAGCAAGACCCCGAAGCTCCTCAGCAATCGCTTTAACATACGTGTAACTGTTGACAATCGCACCTTTGTACCTCACACTTGCACAGATATTAAGATAGTCCACGAAGATGATATCAGGTTTGAAATCTTTCTTCAACTTGAGATCGCTAAGCAGTGCCTTAAAGTGACCAGCGTGTGCTGATGCAGTGGGATACTCTTTGATGATAAGTTTACCACGAGTTTTACGAGCGATCTCATTGACCTTACTGGTGAAGATCATCTCGGGTAAATCTACAATGTCTTTGACAGGGACATTCAGAAGGTTTGCGTCAATTCGCTCAGCAATCTTTTCCTCTGCCATTTCACATGTAATGTAGAGTACGTTGTACCCCTGTGTGAGCGCGGCACCAGCGCAATGGCACATGAATAGAGACTTCCCGACGCCTGTACCAGCAAGAGCGACATTGAGAGTCTTGTTAGAGAGACCACCTTTGGTAATGAAGTTAAACTTTTCCAGATCAAAGGGGACTTTCTCTTCAACTCGGTGGTAGAAATCATAACGTTCTTCTGCTTGCTCTGTGTAACTGTGTCCTATGTGTTCGTCAAACGATACTGCCAGGGCCTCTTGGAGTATGCCTGGGATCGCATCCTTTGATATTTTCTTATCGCCTCCATCTGCGATCTTGATAGACCGCATGAGGGCAAGGTAGATTGCTCTGTCTTGACACCACTTTTCTGTGGCGTCAAGGAGCCATTCGTAGTCAACCCACTCGTCTGTGAGTCCACGTACCGTCTGTACCGAATCTTGAAACGCATCATCGGTAAGGTCGTTACGATTCTGAAGATTAATCGTAAGGACTTCTTGAGTAGGAACTTTGTCATACTTACTAGCGAAGTCAGCGATCTCTTCAAAGATAATCTTTTCATGATATTCCTGAAAGTAATCTGCTTTTAAAAAAGGAACTACCTTACGGTAATACTCCTCAGTGAAAAGGAGATTACGCAAGATAGTTTGTTCAATACGCTCAGTTGCCATAAGAGAATTCTTTACGTGCTGCCTCTTCCAGTTTTTCCATCACTTCGGGCGTGAAGTATTTTTCGGGATTAGCAAGTATAACAGAAGGATAAACGGAAGATTCCCCAACAACAATCCGATTGCCCTTCCTGGCGAAGACTCCGTACTGTTCACCCAGTTCCAGTAGTCCGTAATACTTGTCCAGTCCACGCTCGTCAAAAAATAGACGTGTCTCAACTTTGCTACCCTCCTTGGTTAGGCGAGACTTCTTTGCCTCACACTTGATGATGTTACCAACGACTTCAGTACCATCCTTCTCCTTTTTCTTACCAAGGTAAATGATTGTAGAAGCAGCATACTTGAGACCTGTACCGCCTCCCATCTCCTTGGTGGGGACATAGGAACCGATCACGTCATAAGTGTGGTTGGTGACGACCATAGGCACGTTTGCTTGACCCAGTTTCAATGTTAGCACACGGAAGGCACCCTTGATCAACTGAGATTTGGTCATGTCACGAACCTGCTTGTCGTTGGAGATGTCCTCCATCTCCTTAGAGGTGGAAAGCATACCAAGGGAGTCTAGCACAAACAGCATAGGAACCCTCTCATCTTTAGGTTCTTTCATGTATTTGTCCAGAATACGAACCGCCTGAGTTCGGAACTCTTCAATGGTAGCAACGGGCATGATGATCATCCGCTTGGAATCAATGCCACGTTCTTCAATCATCTCGCGAGAGATTGCAGACTCGGACTCAAAATAAATGACTCCGCCAGTAGGATTATCTCGCAGGAAATTACCAACGACAGAAAGAGCAAAGAAAGTCTTTCCTGTTGAGCTCTCTCCTGCCAAGGCAGTAACCTTGTTGGAAGGAAGCCCTCCAAAAAGGGAACCACTAACAAGGGCATTAAAAATATAAGACCCAGTGTCAACGTAAGATGTAATGTCGCCAGCAGCAACCCCTTCAGAAACAATGCTAGCAAACTCATTGCCTGACTCTTTGATTACAGTATCTAGGAATCCCATTGATCTACTCTCTCCTCATAAAAATGTACATACTGATAAGACTGCCCCATAAGCTTTGCAAAAGCACGAGCAGTATTGTAGTCTTCAAAGCATTTGATGTCTTCAGGACCTACTTGACCCACAACATGGTTGGTCCAAGTGACTACAAAGATCTTCTTACTCACTCAAAGAAACTCCCAATCGTAATGGTCTTTTCGTGTTGCCACCCAATACATTGTAGCACATTTTTGAGCGGTTCTAGGAATGATTTTTCAAATTGTGTTTGGTAATCCACATACTTCTCAATGCCAAACTCCTTCGGCAACTCACCAAAGAAACTGATGCAGTTTTCGTAGATGGGATTGGGAGTCTTGAGGTACATGAACTTGATCTTCTCACCCTCTTGGATGAGTTGATGCTTATGTTCTACCTTATGCTTCTTCACATAATGGTTATAGAGCAATGCACCTCTGACGTGGATGGGTGTTCCCTTTGTATAGATTTCAGTTGGGTGTCTATATTTTGCCAGGTTGTTAACTCCTCGCGGGAAGGCAACTTCTTCGTATGGTCGCTCTCTGGTCTCTGCTCGCACATCATTGATAAAAGCGATAAGCTCATCATTTGTCTTGCCGATAATAATCTTAAACGCTGCATACAATTTGTCCCTAAAATACGCAGGAGTAGAGCTCCTTGCCGTTTCCAAACCCATGATCTTCATCTTGGGTTCTTTATATCTAACACCTTCACTGTCCCATACGTTGAGAATGTAACGCTTCTTCGCAGTCCAGATACCACGGTCAGCAATATTCTCACGCTTCATTTGCATCTTTTGTTCATATGCCGAAACGTAATTCGCAAGTTCCTGATAACTGGATTCAATGAATGGTTCCAACTTCTCCTGACAGATCTTGTCAAGTATTCCAACAATC